TCGATGCTCTTTAACAGCAGCGACTAACGGCATGGGAAGCGACTCAGGTTTTGAAGTAGAAACTTACACCACCGTTAAAATTATGCAGATTTCGTAGGAGAGACCAATGGATATTCATCTTGTAATTAATCACTTAGGGTTAAATGGTAACTCTTATAGCCTAAGCCAAAGCAATGCTCCGCATGAAATCGTTAGGTGGGATGGTCCTGCTACGCAACCAACTCAAGCAGAACTCGACTCTGCGTGGGCAGAAATTGAAGCGGATGAGGACTACCAAGCGCACGTTGCTGATCGCTCAAAAGCCTATCCAGTTGCAGCATAAATAATGGCTACGACTAAAATCAGATCATCGTCTATAGAAGACGGGCAAGTATCAAACGCTGACCTGTCTGCGACAGTAGCTGTCACGGGTGGTCAGATTGCTGATGATGCAGTAACCCTAGCTAAGATGGCAGGGCTTGTAAGAGGCAAGATCATTGTAGGGGACGCCTCTGGTGATCCATCTGCTTTGACTGTTGGTGCAGTCAATCAAGTATTAAAAAGCGACGGAACTGATGTGTCATGGGGAGCAGATTCTGGTGGATTGTTTTCTGGTTACGCCGTATTTCAAGATCAGAAAACAGTAAATACTGATGGTGGAACATTTACTAGCGGGGCTTGGCGAACTAGAGCGTTGAACGCGACTGTCTTTAATACTGATACAACAAATATAACATTAGGTACAGATCAGTTTACGTTATTGGCTGGAAGTTATTCGATTGAGTGGGACGCCCCAGCTTTAGGAGTAAGCGCACACCAAACTCGATTATACGATGTTACTGGAACGGCTTTAGTCCAAAATGGAACAAGCGAGTATACCAATCTAACAGTCACCAATTCTAGTGTTGGCTCTGCCCGTGTTACCCCATCAGGAAGTAATGTTTATAGGATTGATCATTGGGGCGCTGCAACTCAAAGTGGAAATGGATTTGGCGTTGCAAGTAATATTGGCACAGGCCCAGAAGTTTATACAAACGTCATAATTTATAAGGAGGCATAAATGGATATTAATCATTGCATTGACCATTTAGGTCTCAATAGAAACACCTATCGTTTAACACAATCTAACCCACCGCATGAGTTTATTGCGTGGGACGGGCCTGACCCACAACCCACACAAGAAGAGTTGGAAGCTGCATGGACGCAAATACAAACCGCATACGACAACGACTATGCTCGTAAGCGATTAGAAGAATACCCGCCCGTCGGAGATCAACTCGATTCCATTCTAAAGTGGGCAAACTTGATGCGGATGGACGGTACAAACTTACCGGAAGATTTAGATCAGACAATCGCGCAGTGGTTGTCGGTCAAACAAAAACACCCCAAGTAAGCGGTGTCCTTCATTGTTGGTATTGCGCGAATCGCGCATTGGTTCCTCATACCCTTTTTAATCGTCTGGATGACGCTGGCCCCAGACGCATGGCTCCTTGACTGCCTCATTGAAGTGCGGTCTTCCATAGGCGACAAATTTACAGGATCATATTTTGGCGATAACTAAAGTTAAATCAGGCGTAAGAACGCTAGGAACAGGCGAGGTTGCTATTGGTAATATCTCTGGTTCTGCTGCGGGAGCTGCTGGTACGTTCTTGAAACAAGATGGAACTTGGGCAGGAGCTGGTGCGGCAGACGGTGTGTTCTTGGAGAACTCTCAGACCGTTGCAACCAACTACACAATCACAGCGAGCAAGAATGCTCTGACCCTAGGGGATATAACAGTGAATAGCGGAATAACAGTAACAGTTCCTTCTGGGGCAAGGTGGTACATATTATGAGTACTTTAAGTGTAGATATGATCGAACCTGTAGGTTCAACACTAACGCTAGGTCAGAGTGGAGATACGGTAACGATCCCAGTTGGCGGAATCTTTGCAAACAACGGTACTGCAACTGGTTTTGGTTCTGGTAACTTGTATGCAAGCCAGTGGAGATTGACTGCCGATTTCACGGGGGACGCTGGTCCAATCACTTTAAATTGGGAAGAAGTAGATGCTCCATTAGGTTTTGGTGTTAAGGGCGCTTCAATGACGCAGAGCCTAGGTATATTTACTTTTCCCGCCACTGGATATTGGCTTATTGATTACATGCTTTTGGCTGCAACGACCGCCTCTTCAACTGGATCCGCAAATATCCAAACCACACATAATGACTCTACTTATGCTTTGGCATCGAACTCTCGCCAGACGGGTTATTACGCTACAACCTCTATGTCGTGTTCTTATATTATGAACGTTTCTAGCACGGCAACGCATAAGGTTAGATTTCATATTTCTTGGACAGGGGCTGGCACTAACACCACACGCGGTGATACAGATGCTAATGAAACCTGTATGACATTCACGAGATTATCAGCTTAATAACATGAATAAACCACAAAATATCGAAGACGTATTAGTACACTTACACTCTGGTCAATGGTTTGGTTGGAGTGATTCAAAAAACAAAATTTATGATAATTTAGTTATCCACAGCGCGGATGAAAAACCTACCCAAGAATGGTTAGAGACAGAACTAAAAAGCCAACAAGATGCGTGGGATGCAGAGCAAGTAGCAAAGCAAGATAGATTATCTTCTGTAAAAGAAAAACTAAAATCTCTTGGTTTAACAACCGAAGAAGTGAAAGACGCTTTTGGGTTATGACATCTTTAGGATGGAGTTAATATGGCATATCTAGGAAAACCACTGCAGTTTGCTAACTACCCAAGCAAGTTCTTTAACGGCGACGGCACAGCGCAGACTGTCTCGCTCGACTACGCGCCGCCTAACACTGCAAGTGTTCTTGTTTTCATTTCGGGAGTACGCCAGGACACCAGCGCGTACACGTTAAGCGGCACATCGCTTACGTTCACCGGCACTGTCCCAAGCGGCACGAATAACGTTGAGATTGTTCAACTTGGATTACAAACTCCTGTCGGAACTGCGGGTGCTGTACAGGCTACGGGTACTGCGGATGCCACAACCTTTCTTCGAGGCGATTACGCATGGAGTGCTGTAACGGTAGGAGCTATCACGACTGAGGGTGACTACTACTACAACTACAACACGATCTCTGCAGATGTAACAACCACAGTAGCATCAACTAAAGCCGCATTTGTTGCTGGCCCTATTACCATCGTTGACACGTTCACATGGACGATCAGCGGCGAACTAACAATGATCTAAGGACAACATTATGGCAGCAACACTTACATTAGACACAATCACTAGTTCTGGCAGCACTATTACTGTGCCTACTGGCAAGACAATGGCAATTACAGATGCTGGTAACTTAACCATTGGTGGTGTAGCGATCACGACAGGCGCTCAAGGGGTACTCTCTAAAACCGGCGATTACACTATTTTACCCGGCGACTTTACAGGTAAATCTAGTCTTATTATTTTTGTCAATGTGTCTGCGGGAACTAGTACTGAAACGACCATTACATTACCTGCTGAGGCTGACTTTAGTACTTGTGCCATTCATGTTGTTTCAACAACGACACATGGTGCTGGTAATAAGATCACTATAAAAAATGATACTCCAATTGAAGTGTATACCCTTTACGGAAAAGGAGATCACTGCGAATTTGTCAGTGATGGAACTACTGTTTTTCGAACTGGTAACGAGTTTGCAACAATACGATCCACGATTGCTTTGACGGCAAATGTAAGTATGACAACCAATACGACAAAAGATATTTTCAACGCGGCTACCGCAAGCAACTACTCGGTCATTGATAATATTGGTAGCGGATGGAACTCAACCACGCATGATTATATAGCACCTCACACTGGTCTATATCGCTTTGGCGGACATGCAAGTTACACCACCTCGTCTTATCAAAAGGGTTGGGCTTTAAAGAAAAATACCGCTTGGGTAACTAATATTGGCACTGGAATCGACGGTAACTATAGTGGTGGTGGGAATACTATTGAATTCCCTATGAGTCTAACGGCTGGCGATTCTATAGAATTCTGGTTGCAAAACCATAGTGGAACTCATTCTGCTGTTGGGGACGCTACTGCAACTAACCCCAGATGCAGAGCAGACTGTTGGATGCTTCGCAGGTATTGATATGAAAGATTTTAATTCGCTTAACAATATGGAGTTGGGGGCGGCGACTTTTGCATACGTCAATCAAACCTTTAGCGATGAACAAATCCAATCTGGTATCAGTTTTGACGTAGAAGATAACAATATTGGGTTGACATTATTTTGGAATAACGATCACCCCGAACCAACAGACGAACAGTTAGAAGTCGCTCTTCATAGGTCTAATTGGGAAGAGGTTCGTAAACACCGTAACGAACTCCTCGCTGAAACAGACTTCTATGCTAATACTGACGTACCTATGTCATCTGATATGACAACTTATCGTCAAGCATTGCGTGATCTACCAGCAAGTGTGGAGAATTCTGAAGACGTAGTGTGGCCTGATCAACCTTAATGGCTTTGATTGCCCTTGAGAATCCTGGTCAAACCGGGATAGTTAAGGATGTCGCGCCCTGGCAGCTCCCCCCTAACGTTTGGTCTAGTGGGAACAATGTTCGCACTGATCAAGGCGCAATCAAAAAGGTCACCGGTTGGTCATCGATTCTTGAAACTGTACCAGCCCCCCCATACCACCTTCGTTATCTCGAAGCTGGTGTAAACAAATTCTGGATTGCCGGCGGCCTGCTTGCTGTCTACGTTTACGACGCGACCGGTACGCAGACTAATCTTAATGGTGGGATCCTCATTTCTGACGCCACTATTACAGTGGACAGCACCGCGGCGTTTGAAACAGCCGGTACGATAACAATCGGAACGGAGGAAATAACATATACCGGAAAGACTTTAACGCAGTTCACTACGTGCAGTCGGGGAGCTGGAAGCACAATACCCGCTGAACATCTTGATGACGCTCAAGTCACACGCACCAAGAAATGGTACGACATCACGCGTGCATCAGGCGCATACAGCGCCACAGTTAATGAGGGTTGGACATCAACAGTAATCGGTGGGGTTCTCATTCTCGCGCAGTCGAACGATGACCCCCAGTTCTGGGCATTAACGAGTGGGCTACCCACTACGGGTACGAAACTTGCTGATCTAACTAACTGGCCGGCCTCAACTGAGGCTGCAAGTGTTAAGAGTTTTCGATCATTTTTGTTTGCGCTGAATGTTACCGAAAGCGGTGTTAACTATCCTGATAAGGTCAGGTGGTCAACGGAAACTGCTACACAAACCGTGCCAGGCACCTGGTCGGAAAGTGATGCAAGCGCCGACGCAGGCGCTTATCACTTAGCCGATACGCCAGGCAAGATTCTTGATGGACTCTCGCTGCGAGACTCTTTCTACATTTATAAGGATGATTCTGTTTACGCAGCTAACTTTGTTGGTACGCCTTACATCTTCTCGTTTCGCCAGGTGTCACCAACGATCGGTGCATTAGCCAGTAACTGCGTAGTCGAGTTTGATGGTGGTCACGCGATCTTTGGTCGTGGCAACTTTTATGTAAATGATGGCCAGCGTATTAAAACGATATTGCCGCACAAGATGCGGGAATATGTTTTTACGACGATTGACGGTGAATTTACCGACAGGGCATTCACTGTTGCGGATTACGCTCGCAACGAGATTCTGTTCTGTTTTGTCTCGACTGAATCAACGAACGATCAAGTTGATAAAGCCGTAATCTGGAACTACGTCGAGAACACTTTTTCGGAAAGAGACCTTCCTGATCTTGCACATATTGGTTACGGAGTCGCTGAAGACGAAAGCGCTTTCTCAACATGGGCGGCAGCGACGGCAACATGGTCATCAGCGTCTGGAGCGTGGGCTGTTTCCTGGGACAAAGTTGAGAACGTTCTAGTTTTCGCGAGTCCGACTTCGAGTAAGGTATTCCGCGATAACGTCGGTAATAAAGCTGGCACTGATGACATGACTGCGTTCATTGAGCGCACTGGTTTGTCGATGACTGCAGGCGGTCAACCGGATCAAAGTATGGTGAAGAGAATCACCGCAGTTTGGCCGAAAATGTCGATCGACAATTCGAGCGAAATTCAGATTTACATCGGCACATCAATGAGTACCGAAGAGCCGGTGAGTTGGAAAGGCCCGTACAACTTTAACCCCGATACTCAATCGAAGGTGAGTTGTCGAGCTACCGGAAAGTTTTACGGAATAAAGTTTGAGTCCACCACTGATATGAACTGGACGCTGAACGGCGTTGAGATCGAAGTTGAGGATACAGGCCGGCGTGGATCTCGCAATTACTGATGGCGCTTGCGGATGTAAAGAAGTGGAAGTCAGTCACAAGATTTTCTCCTGATCCTCTTCCAGAAAGTGATGCCGACCTTGGCATCTATATTCAAAATCAACTAGTCAAGTTGGGCGATATTATTTTTAACCAGAGCGTGTTTCGACTTGATGAAACATTCACGCTTCCCGCAAAGCCGCGTAACGGCGATATGAGGTTTTTTGATGGCACATCAGCCGATCCCGGATCAGGACGGGGAATTTACTGGTACGACGGCAACGCGAGCGCTTGGCAAAAGTTATAAGATTTCTGTTATCAATCAAAACGAAGTTGAGGCTGTTTGGCCCTTTGTTATAGAGCACCTGGAACGCGCCGTTGCTTTCTCTGACGGCGAAATAGAAACCGAAGATTTTTTACCGCTGCTTCTTGATGAAGAGATGCAGCTGTGGGTAGCTGTGGGTGATGGTGAATGCGTTGCCGCAATGGTGACCCAGGTGATTATTTACCCAAGAAAGAAAATTCTGCGCGTGATTGCTGTCGGCGGTCGCGACATGAAAATCTGGATGAAGAACATTGACATGCTCGAAAACTTCGCGCTTGCAATGGGCTGCACCGAACTAGAAGCATGGACTAAACGCGGATTTCTCCGCGTCTTGAAGGACTGGAAAATGAGCCACATCGTTATCAAAAAAGACTTGAAAGGAAGACTGCACTAATGGGCGGCGGCGGCGGCTCAGTCGATCCCGGCACGATCAGAGAACGGTACAAAGACACGACTGTTTTTGGTAGCGTGGATGAACTCGACCGTTCTGTTCATTCGCGATCGGAAAGGGCGCGCGTGGGCGATGACATCTATGTTTTCACGGGTGGCGATGACGGTACTTGGGGGATTGAACGCACTTTCCCTTCCGGCACTTTCTCTGGCGCAGCTGCAGGCGGTGGAGCTGCCGGAGGTGGCGGTGCAGCAGCCGGAGGCGGCGGTGGAGCTGCCGGCGGCGGCGGTGCAGCAGCTGGCGGCGTAGCTAGTGGCGGCCCATTAGCGAGCGCGCTTCCTTACGGCCCATATCTGTTACCAGAATCTCGCTTCGGCGCGGGTGATGTTGCTCCTGTTGATGCCGGTCTACTTGCGCCAGGCATGACTGCCGAAATGTACTCGCCTTGGTCTGACAAAAGTTGGGAAGCCTCGCTTCCAGAATCGACCGGAATGGCGATGTACGCCTATCCCGAAATCGCTTATCCAAGCGCCCGTGGCTACAT